GGATAAAGAATACTTTTCGCCCATTTGCTTTTTCAGTTATCCATTCATATAGTAGTTTACCGTGTTTTTCTACATAAGTAAATAAAACTAAACTATTGCCTTTAAGATTGAGCGCAAGATCAGTAATAAATCTATTGCGACCTTCATGTTGTACTAAGAAAGCCATTTCATCTTGATAAGTAAATCCTTTGACTGCTTTACATGTTGCTTCAGGATATTTGAGAACAATACACTTAATGCTGAAGTTTGCTAATTGCTTGCGTTCAATAAGTTCTTTAGTAGAAATGACTTTAAATGCTGGACCAAATAAACCTTCTAGAACTAACTTGTTTACTTTACTATCATCAAGTGTACCTGTCGTACCAATGCGCACATCACAGTTGATGAGTTTGGTCATGATAGATGTAAGAGACTTGGCTTTGAATGTATGCGCTTCGTCACCGATTATAAAATCAAACTGCGCAAAGTATTTTTTCGGCATCTCATAGATAGACTGCCAAGTTGATATGACAAGATCGCTGTCTGGAATTTTACTCTCGCCGCCATAAATTTTCTGGCAGTGCTTCTCTACGTCCCATCCATTTATAGATGAATAGTTTTGAAAGTCACTATACATTTGAGTGACTAGGTTAATCGTAGGTACAATCAACAATCCGCGTTTTTTACCTGTATTCAACAGGTGGCGAATCATCAAATAGATGATGAGTGATTTGCCCGACGCTGTTGGTGAAACGAGTACAGATCTTTTTTTCGTAAGTCCGACGCTAGATGCAAGATACTGATAATCTCGTGGCTCCATGGGGAGCGAAAGAGCATTCGCAAGATTTTTCGTGTCGATCGGATAGACTTCCTTGTCTTCTTCGAATTCATATGAATAATTCCTCTGTTTACAGAATTCTCGAATATAGCGTTCGAGACCTGCATAAATTTGTTTGGTACGGAGATTCAACAGCCTGATTTTGCCGTCCCAGTATTTATTGCGGAATGCAGGGGAAAATTGATATCCTGGTGTGGAAAACGTAAAAAATTCTGACATTTCTTGCAAAATGCCATCTTCGGCTGTTACCCGCACATAGATATTGTCTGTTTGTTCAACCTTAACGTCGCACATCAGCTCAGATCTAGATCTCTTTCAATGTCGTCTTCTTCGCACTTTGAGCCATATTGTATTTCTACAATTTTTAAAGGCTTATCTGTATGATTGACTAACTGATGCCACTCATTATTGACTATGTTGATGTGATTGAAGACCACATGATCAGCAACATGCACCTTTTCACCAGTTTCTGAGTCTATGGAATATAAAGAGGCAAGTCCCTCTGCTACGAACCAAAACTCATCTCTATGTGAATGCCGTTGCATGGAAAGCGAAGATCTTGGATTTACAACTAGTTCTTTGACCTTCGAGTTTGGGTATTCATAAAGAACTCGATAGTAACCCCAAGGTCTATTGGTCTTTGGTGCTTTCCATTCTTCAAGAATCCAGCTGCTAGAATTCATTTTATACTCGCCGCCGACGCCAAAAACAAATTCTACATTATCGTCTTCAATATCCATCTCAGGAATATTTTCTTTTGTTCTATCTCCACCGTTGGCAAAAATAATAGTTGCCATTGGGTACATTTCACGAACCTCATATATGGCATTTTTTGAACTATTATCGCTGTCATCATATGTAACAGTAAAGTCAACAACAGCGAGATTTTGAATAATGCACTTACGTTCTTCTAGCGGCATGAAAGAACGACCTTTCTTTCTTACCAACCATTCATCAGAATTTACACCAACGACTAGTATATCGCCGAGTTCTTTGGCGGCATTAAAGTACGCAATGTGCCCAGAGTGTAAAGGATCAAACCCACCAGTTACCAATACAACTTTCATTTATCTTGCTCCTTGTATGAATTTTTCCCAATCCATGTATGCGCGAAGTTGATATGTGCGCGCATTAAGTTCTTTCATCACAAATTCACAAAACTTGGCTGCTTCTTCGTGATAAGATTTCTTTCTCTTGAGTTTATTTAAATCATCGTCACCATCAATATACACGGCGATATCTGACTTGAGCGTAAATCGAAATGGTTCCCAGCCAAGTTTTTCTAGTTCATCTTGGTCAAGTTTTCCAGTGTAGTATTCCCACTTGAGTCGTTTGAGTCTATCGAACTCAAGAGCAGCTCTTTTTGCGGAAAGATTGTGCAGGGACAAATACTTGTTGTATTTGTTATGAAGTAATGGGATGCGTAGAATTTCCTTCCCAGGCTCCGTAGTATCTACGTCGGAATCCTTTTCCCATTGTTCCATTATTGATTCGAGAGGCGGTGTTTCAATTTTCATAAATTACAAATATACACAAACGGAGTATCATTATACTTCTTTTTGATGAAAAAGTAAACCTAAAGCAATAGTTTGACTATTTTTTGACGAGTCGGTATACTAGACTATGTCGAGGATGATAAGGAATAATATTCTATATTCTTTCATAATCATAGTAACTAAAGCGGAAAGTTGCGTCCGCAGTAATAATATTCTCGGCTGTATCGCTAGAATTGAAAATTAGAGAGCCTACACTTGTAGGAAAACAATCGATCAGTTTTACTCTAAAATTTGGATTGTTTTTGTTTGTGAAGATTGTCATAATCGCCGTAGAATAGGCAGCTGGCTTGCCGCTCATCGATGCTCTAATGTTTGCTTGTGGCGATGACTTGGCCAAATCCATATATTCTTTAAATTCTTTTGGGAATGTAATTCCGCGAATCCAATCATGTAACTCCGTCCAAGCACGCAAATCTTCATCAACCAAGAACGTGATATTAAATGTATCGTAGATTGCCTTTTCTCCTGGCAAGTATAGATCTACGAAAGGCGTCGCAACTGGAAATTCAGTCAACGAAATTCCAGGAAGATTGGCTGTTTGACAAAAGTAATTCACGCCAGGAAGTCTGTCAAAGACAACTTGAAATTTTGTACTTTGAAGTAAATCTAAATTAGTTGGATTTCTTGTAAGTGCTGACATCTAATACTTCCGAGAATCAATATAAGAATATTTAGCGCAATAAAAAAGGGGAGACTTTCGTCTCCCCTCTAGTAGTTTTGCCTTATTATTTTTAGTAAGTTGGCAAATACTTTTCTAGCACATCAATTATTGGTTGATGTTTAGGACTTGGAACTTACGATAGTAGTAGTTCGTGTCGTTTGCTAGTGCACCTGTGCCAGCGCCTGTTGCGAATGGATTTGCAACGAGACCGTAACGAGTCTTGAAGCCAACTTTTGGTTGGTAAGTCGTTGGGTCGATTGCGCGGACCATTTGTAGTGGGACGTATGGGCAGTAGAACAAGCCAGCGTCGTATGGTGTTGTACCCTTGTAGCCGACGCAGACGAAGTCGTTGCCAGAAACAGAATATGGGTCAACATAGACCTTGATGCGACCGAACAATGTACCTGCGAAGGTATTGCCAGTGTCATCAACTGCTAGGTTTGTGTTACCTGATAGTGCTGAGTTGTAGTCGAGAAGACCTGTCATTGCGAGAGCTGATGCAACATCGGTTGAAACGATGAGCAAGTTGCCCTTACCACGACGGGTGTCTTTTGCGATCTTGTTAGCAGCACGCTCTACAGCGAACAACAAGCTCTTGTACTTCTCAACCTGCCAACGACCGCTTGTGTCGCTTGCTGAAGAGAGGTTGAACACTGCTGAAGAAGCGCCAACAACACCAACGTTTGCTGTTGCATAAATCGTACGAACAACTTCGCGGTTGATTTCTGCAAGAATTTCTGTTGATAGGATGTTGGTTAGTTCTGTTTCAGCGTCTAGACCGTGCACTGCCTTGAGGTCTTGTGCAAGTTCTAGTGTGTAGGCTGCTTGTAGACCACGTGATTTTGCTGTTACAGCAACGCGATCGATTTGGAAGCCCATGTAAGCAAGTGTCTTGTCTTCTGCAACTGCTGTTGTCATACCTGCGCCAGTGTTGGCTAGAGTTAGAGCAGCAACGTTTGCTGGAAGTGTCAACTCGGCATTAGCAGCTGTAGCACCTGCGTACTCAGTGTTTGCTTCGTTGTATAGTGCTTCACCAGTGAAGGCTGATGCAGATGCGTATTGTGAACGCATTGCGAAGATCAAACCTGTTGGACCTGTCATTGGCTGAACGCCGCAAACATCGTATGCCATTAGGTTTGGTAGAGCACGGCGAACCAATCCGATTAGAATTGGATCAAATCCTGCTACTGCTGCGCCTGTTGCTGCTGACAAACCATTGACGCCTGATCCCATGCTGTTAGCAGGAGATGTTTCCCAAAGGTTTTGCATTGAACGGGCTTCTTCCATAAGAGCACGCTCTTGATTTTCGAGAACGAGAGCTGTGACAGCACGCTTGTAACTGTCTGTAATTGCTGGGAGTTCTGGGTGATCAAGAACTGGTGCCCACTTTTTTGCATATGTTTCGTTAATATACATTTAGTGTTTCCTCAGTTAAATTAAATTAGGCTTTTGGAGCCGTTTTTGATAGTGCTTTTACATAATGTGACATAATACCATTAACTTGTGCTACTTCTGGCTCTTCATTCACTGCAGTTTCTTGAATTGCCTTTACCTCACTATTCACTTGTACTTTTGTTGGGAAGTAGTTCTCGCGGATAATTGCGAGCTTATTATTAAACTCACCCTCTGTGGTGAACTCCACGCTCTCTGCGAGCGATTTCATTTTGCCTGCTTGTACTTCGGTTAGACCTTCACATGCTAGACGAATTGCTTTGTCTTTCTTAACTACATTGAGTTCTTCAGTTAGTGAAGAAATTTTTGCATCAGATTCTGTTTGAAGTGTAGCAACCTGCTCTTGCAATTCTGCAACAGTAACTGCTAGTTCTTCAGCAACATCAACCTTCTCTTCTGGGATTTCGATGTAGTGTTCTGCGAATAGATTCTTGAGTCCGCTGATAAAATCGTTAACAAGTTCTGCGCGGAGACCTGTTTCGATTGCAACCTTGTTCTCGTCAACCCATTGTTCAACAACGTAGTTGAGATACTCATCAACTTGCTCAGATAGTTCTGACTTGATTTCTTCGATTGCTTCTGAAAGAACTTGATCGTTCTCAGCTAGAACATCTTCAACAATCTTTTCGACGCGAGATTGAACAGCTGTTTCGAAGATCAATGTTGCTTTAACGCGGAAATCTTCTGAAAGAGATTCGCCATTGAAAAGAGCATCAACGTCTTCTTTCATTGATCCCTTGTGCTTGGCGACCATACCCTTCATCATTTCTTTTTTCTTGGCTTCGTCCATTTCTTCGCCTTCTTCTTCGTCGTCTTCCATTTCGTCTTTCGACTCAGCAACGACTTCTTCAGAATCTTGAGCAACAACTTCTGTTGTTTCTTCATTAGATTCTTCGGCTACAACTTCGCCTTCAACTTCTGTTTCTTCAGCTTTTACAGCGCCAGCGTCAACTGGGTTTTTCTTGAGGTTTTCTTCCTCATCACCCACTTTCTTGGCTGCTTCTGGAGCCTTCTTTACTGGCTCAGCTGGAGCACCTGGTTGACCTGGTTTTGGTGCTTCTTTAACACCACCAGCAGCGGCAGCGCCGATTGCAGATGGTAATTGTTCTGGTGTCTGACCGCCTAGATCTTGTACTTCAGCGGACATCATAGGTGCTGGTTCTTTTCCTGCATTCATAGATGCCTTCAAAATTTCAGCAGCAGATTCTGATAATGTTTTGCTCATTGTTCTAAACTCCTAAAGAGGTAATATTATTTATAAAATTTAAAGTTTTGACAAGAAGTTTTCGAAGATCTTCAATGAGATTTCATCAATTTGCTTTTGTTTTGCAGTTTTGATTTTTGTGTAATACTCATTGATATCCACTTCTTTGACCTTACCATTGTCCCAGACCCATTCCTTACCTTCCATAATCCCTTGTACAAAGGCTCCTGGAGCAGAAGGATCTGCGACGATATCTGCCGCTGTGGCTAGATAATAGTCATCTTGAACCACGTTGACACCGCCCTCATTCTTAAGGGAACCCATGCCACGTGATGATACACCTAGAGTTGCACCGCCTTCCATAAGAGACTTGGCGATTTTACCCATAGGTGTTTCAAGAATTTTTGCTTTACCAACCCACATATTGCCTTCTTGCTTTAGGCTGGTAATTAAATGTGATACGCGATCAAGATTGATCGATGGAGAATCTGGATGACCTAATTCACCGAATGCGCGATTTTTAGTAACGTACTCTTCGTTATAACGATTTACTTCCTTAGCGAGAGTTTCTGCGCGATAAACACGACCATTACGGTTTTTGGTTTCAGCAACTAGGAATGGTCCCTGAATGTATAGCGACTTGACGCCGCCTGTTTCTTCAGAAATAACCTGTACTGATTCGATCGTTTCAGTAATTAGTTTCATTTATTTTAACCCCAATGCTTTTCTCTTTCTAAGAGAACGTTTTCTTTTAATCATCGCACGAGCGATTTTTGCCTTACGCTTAATTTTAGCCTTACGCTGTGCTATTTTTCTTTTTAGTCTTTCAGAAGATGGCATACGAACTAACTTGCCACCGCGCATTGTATAACCTTTAACAGCAGACACAACCTTACGACGCTGCACTTTGCCGCCTCTGACACGTGCGCGAACAATTTTTTTGCGTCCCATTTTCTGAACATTTGCTTCAGAAATAATTTCTCTTACGATTTCTGATATAATGCTCATTTGTTTATCACGAATTTATGCTGCTTCAATGAAAAATCTGCAGCTTTAGCGAACTGCTCCTTACTATGACCAAGCATTTTAGCAAATTTTGCTTTATTTTGATCATTAAGAGCATTATGTACGTTATGAATTGCTGATGCTGTAGTTAAATCTACATTCATAGAACTGCCATCAGCAAACTTTAATTGTTTGGCTTGTTTATTCGTGACAATATTTTTGATATGCTCAATATTTTCAGAAACATTTTCTGCTTCTTCAACTACACCAACCATAGGATTTTCTGAACCCTTGCTGGTTGAATATGGAATTGTAAATGTTAACCCAAGTTTATCATTGTTATAAAGAGCAACGCGCTTACCATCTGGGAAAATGCGAATACCTTTACGCTTCAACATAATAAGAACAGGTGGGTCTGATGTAATTTCTTCAGAAAGATATTCAGACTTTGAAATATCAAACTCTTCACGCTGTACATTACGATACAACGCCATCATAGATTGAGTAGAACCTAATGCTGCGCCCGATAGAGCAGCATTGTAACGCTGTAAAACATCGCGTTGATTTTTAGGTAATTTTGCAACGTCACCAACCTTTGCGTGACGAATTATTGCAATTTTAAGCGCAGGAAGATCTTTCGCAGGCATTAAGCCTCTGCGAACTAACCTAGTAATGTTCGAAACAGCTTGTCTATCAAGACTCGACTGGTTCGGCGATGGAGTCTGCTCCATCAACT